ACTTATGGGTCAATGCTCAATACAAGTTATTTACTCAAAGGACAGAAAAACAATAGCGCAAGTAGAACACATCCCAGTAGAGAATTTAAGAGCAGAGAAGTGTAACGAAAAAGGCGAAATAACTGGCTATTATTATAGCGATGACTGGAGTAATGTAAAACCAAGAACAGAACTAAAACGCATACCAGCTTTTGGCACATCAAACGAAAGTATTGAGATTATTTACGTTAAGCCTTACAGAGCGGGTTATAAGTACTATTCAAGTCCTGACTATCAAGGTGGTTTACAATATGCAGAGTTAGAAGAAGAAATATCTAACTACCACTTAAACAACATCCTTAATGGTTTAGCACCGTCAATGTTAATTAACTTTAACAACGGTACACCAAACGCAGAGGAACGTCAAAACTTAGAAAACCGTATCTACTCTAAATTTAGTGGCTCAAGCAACGCTGGTAAGTTTATACTTGCCTTTAATGATAACGCAGAGAGCCAAGCTACAATAGAGCCAATACAGTTAAGTGATGCACATAACCAATACCAATTTTTAAGCGATGAGAGTGGCAAGAAGATAATGGTAGCACACCGAGTTGTTTCCCCTATGCTTTTAGGAATTAAAGACAGTACTGGTTTAGGTAACAACGCAGACGAGTTACAAACTGCTTCTGTGCTTATGGATAACACCGTTATTAGACCATTCCAGCACCTTTTAATAGATGCCTTTGATAGCATACTTGCTTACAATAATATCTCTTTAAAACTATATTTTAAGACCTTACAACCGCTTGAGTTTACAGACCTTGAAAACGTAGAGGATGAAGAAACAAGAGAAGAAGAAACTGGCGTAAAGTTAGCCAAAGACTTGCCAAAAGAATTAGGTAGCGACATAGCAGATGCCTTAATAGACTTAGGGCAAGACGAAGCAGACCTTTTAAGCGACTTTGACCTAATGGATGAACGTGAGGTTAATTACGACCAAGAAGATGGCTTAGACGAACTTATAACGGACTTAAATAAACCTAATACCGAAGAAAAAGAAAAAAGTACACTTGCTAAAATCTGGGAGTTTGTAAGTACTGGTAGCGCAAAGCCTTTTAGAGAAAGCGAACAAGATGGAGAAAGCAAACAAGAAGCTGAAGAGGGTAACACTTTTTTAGTAAGGTATATGTACAGTCCACAAAGATACAGCGCAAACTCAAGACCTTTCTGTAAAAAGATGGTAGATGCTAAAAAGGTTTACCGTAAGGAAGATATTATCTCAATGGATACAAAAGTAGTTAATGCTGGTTTTGGTAAGGGTGGAAGCGATACTTACTCAATCTGGTTGTACAAGGGTGGTGCAAGATGTCAACACAAATGGCTCAGAAAGACGTATGTACGCAAAGATGGTGCTAAAGGCTTAGGCGATGCGATTACAACAACAGAGGCAAGAAAAAGAGGTTTTAAACCAGAAGCAAACGCACAGAAAGTACCAGTAGCACCAAAGGATATGAAGTATAAAGGTTATACTGCTGAATATTGGAACAAAATAGGATTTAAAAACTAATGGCAACAGCACTATTTATAAACAGAACGGACTTAGTAAAAAACTCTATCATTGATGGTAATGTAGATACAGATAAGTTTATACAATTTATTAAGATAGCACAACAAATAGACATCCAAAACTTGTTAGGCACAGACCTTTACAATAGGATAAGTGCTGAAATTGTTGCTGGAACTTTAGATGACCATAGAGATTACTTAGACTTAGTAAACACTTACGTTCAACCTACTTTAATATGGTTTGCACAAATGAATTATATACCTTTTGCTGCATATCAAATAAAAAACGGTGGGGTTTTTAAGCACACAAGCGAAACAGCACAGAACGTAGATAAAAACGAAGTAGATTATTTAGTAGCAAAGGCAAGAGAATACGCTAACTACTACTCTACAAGATTGGTAGATTACCTTAGTTTTAACGATAACTTGTTTCCAGAGTACAACAGTAACACAAACGAGGATATTGACCCAGACACAGACACAACTTATAAAGGCTGGGTGCTATGAGATATAAGGTAAAACAAACAAACCTTAGTAAACTAAAAAAATATATTATTGAAACCTTGAAAAAGGAAGAGATAAAAAACAAAAAGAATGAGTAACCCTATTTTAGCATTAATACCAAGCGGATATAAGTCTGAAAAGGTGTATTCTATACTGCCTAATGATGGCAGTGGGGATTTTACCTATGATAGAGACACACCTACAGATGGCACAAGAGTTCGTAAAGACGGATTGATTGAGCAAATGGGTAATGACATACCAAGACTTGATTGGTTGAACTCTAACTGTCCGAGTTTACTTTTAGAACCACAAAGAACAAACAGACAAATAAGGTCTGAGGAGTTTGACAATGCAGCTTGGAATAAACAAGCAGACATAACAGTAACAGCAAACCAAGTTACTGCACCTACTGGGGAACTAACAGCAGACAAAATACAAAGAGGTTCGACAATTAACACTAATAATTACCTTTCTGATGTTGCTTCTAAGTCAGATGCGAAAGAGTTAGATGCTTGTACTTCTGTTTTTGTAAAGCAAGGCGAGGGAGATTTTTTTGCCTTTAGAATGACTGGCACTTACCCAAATAGAGCAGATGCTATTTTTCAATTTAGCAATACGACTTTAACAACAAGTGTAGCTGGTTCAAATTTTACAGTAACAAGTTCTAAGGTAGAAAATTATGGTAATGGCTGGTACAGACTTTCTGTTGTTTACAATACAGACAATGCTACTATTATTAGAAATTCATTTAGTCCGAGAGGCACAAGTGGGCAAATAGACAGTACAGACACTTCTACAAGTGCTTTTGTTTATTTATGGGGTTGTCAAGTAGAAGAGGGTGCAAGTTTGACAAGCTATATAAAAACAGAGGGCGGTTCAGGAACAAGAAATTCAGATGATTGTAAGATTGACAATTTTGGTTCTATGCCATCTAACTACCCTATTACAGTTTATGGAGAGGTATTGCCAAACGAATTATCTACTGATAGCCACGCTTTTTCTTTGTTGCAAAATGTAGATACATCTGGAAGTTACTATTTGTCTTTGGAATTAACAAGCACAACTGGGTTAAAAATAAAGAGAAGAGATGCAGATACAGACGATGCAGATACAATATCACACACTTTAGCTGTTGGTACACCTTTTAAGTTTGCTGTGTGCTTTCAAAACGAAACAGACTATAAATATTCTTTTGATGGTTTAAGTGCTGTAAGCGTTACAACATCTGACACAGTTACTTGGGATTACAACGATGTGCTTTTAGGCACTCTAAGGCTTGTTAGTGATACTGGCTCAAGAAACCCTATAAAAGAATTTAGGCTTTACGATACAGAATTAACAGATGCAGAATTAACAAAATTAACGACATAATATGGCAAACGAAATATATCATAGAAGTAATTGGGGTAATGCAGTAAACGATATTGCTTGGGGCGATACTTACGAGAAGTTTGATGCGACAAATGAAATGTTTGTACGTTCAGACAATTACGAGAATAGCAACGAAACAGACAAGCTAATGGCTGCTATAAACCCTAAACCAAGTATATTACTAACACCAACAGCTTACGATAATGGGCTTTTAAATAGTGTTAAGCCCGTTAGTGGGGAGAATTTAATACCTTATTCCGAAGATTTTAGTCAATCAATATGGTCAAAAAATGATGTAATCATTGAGGGTGGATATACTGCACCCGATGGCAATAATACTGCTTATAAAGTTACAGAAAACGGAAGTAATGGACATTTAGTTATGTTAAGTAGTGTAGTTTCTTCAGTGGATAAGCATAAATCAATATGGGCAAGAACTGTCAGTGGAACAGGTACAGTGCAATTGCTAAACCATAATTCAGACACAAGTAACATTTTTACCCTAACAGCACAATGGAAAAGATTTGACCTTGCACACGCGGGTTTAAGTCATTTTTACGCAGTAGATTTTAGGGGTGCATCAACTACATTAAGTGAGATTATTGTTTTTGGCGCACAACTTGAAAGGGGTAGTAAAGCATCGACCTACACACCAACAAACGGAACTGCTATAAAAAATGGCAGCTTTGACTTTACAAGAGGCTCATCAGCCACAAGAGTAAACGAACAAGGTCTTATAGAAGATGTACAGATATTAAGTGGGGAGTTGGTACAAAACGGAGATTTTGAGCAAATAGGTAGTGAAGAAATTACTAATGGTACTTTTGACACAGATTTGAGTGGTTGGGTAGCAGACGGTGTTAATTCAACAAATACAATAACTTGGGAGCCTAATGGAGTAAGGTTTTTTTGTACTAATCAAAACATAGGTTTATCACAACAAAACGTTCTTACTATTGGTAAGGCTTATAAGCTTACTTGTGATGTAAATGTTACAACTGGTAGCATAGGATTAGATGGGGCTATACTCGTAGGTTCAACAGTCAGCCTTGTTAATGGTTTTAACGAGATTTATTTTGTTGCAGATGCAACTACTTTTAAAATAAAAAGAACTTCAATAGTTAGTAATTGTTTATTAGACAACGTATCAGTCAAAGAGGTCGGACAGAATTGGACGTTTGGAACTGGTTGGAGTATTGAAGATGGTAAAGCAATTGCAGTAAACGCAAGTAATCAATCTTTATCACAATCAACTTCTTCGGTATTATTAAACAAAAAATAT